TAAAGAATTGTTTTCGAAATCACCCACTAAATCTAAAGATTTCTTTTTATGAAGTTTAACTCTGTCTTTACAACCAGAATTTTTAATCAAATGCTTAGCAAACATTTCATTATATTCTTGATCAATTTTATCCACTATGTAATCTGGTTTGCCTGTGTAGGGTGTGGTAAAACAATCTTCAAAAGGTTCATAATTATCGCAACTATGTAAAAGTTTGATATTTGAACAAGACTGTAAAAGTGTAACAAGACTTTCGCCTCTGTAGGTTCCCAATTCTAAACCCACCAAATTTTCTGGCATGTGACAAATTAAGTGAATTAAAGCATTTATATCTGCGCCTCTTATATCTTCACCTACTGTAATTCTTTTTCTAGCTGCACCAGGCAGTCTTCTTTGCATCATATTATTTCATCTGTGATAAAGGATTAGCAAGAGTCGAATTTGTCACCACCGTCGAAGATACGGTGTTGGTTTCTCCATAAATTTTTTGTGAAAATAATAAAATTGATAATACTAATAAAACTCTTAACACTTCCAACGTCTCCTAGCCTGTCGTAATCTTGAATTTGGATTAGCAGCAGCCTTTGGAAACTGTTTCATCTGCCCTGCACTTCTTGCACAGTATGACTTTCTTCTTTTAGCAGCTTTAGATCCTTTTTTAACTTTACCTGTAACTGCTGTTTTTAATTTAGAACCAGGGTTCATTGCTCTATACTTCTTGACCCCAGCTTTAGTCATTCCCGCCCCCTTTTCAGTAGGGCGGAAATTTTTTTTATTTCGTCTTGGTTGTTTGTCAGCCATTAACTCAATGCTTCGTAGCGTTTGTTAAATTCAATAATAATTGAAATTCTATCTCCTGATGTTGCTACAGGAAAAACAATATTTATATCACCTGTGACACCACTTGATTTCGGATTAGTAATTCCACCAAAGGAACTAAAATCAAAATCAGTTTGTCCAGTTGATAAGGCTATTGCTTGATCGTCTGAAGTTGCATCAAAATTAATTTCAACAGAGTCTGCTGGCGCTGTAAAAGAAGCGTTATACCAAATCTTATTTATATCAAGATAGGTGCATGCATCTCCATTTACGTTTGCCGCCAAAGCAGAAGCATCGATTGTTGTAGTGCCTCCGTTTGAGCCATCACTTGTACTGTGGTAAGAATAAATTAATTTCTTACCTCCATCAAAAATATTTCTTTCAGTTGCTGAATAAGCCATAATTTATCTCCTTGCAATAAGTGGGGCCATTACACCCCACTCAGGTTAATTGTTATTACTTAGTAGTTGAACCACTAAAGCTTCTAGAACTAATCACTTTAACATAATCAACCCACATAATAGATGCGGTTGTTGTGTTGTTTTTAGTTCCAGCAATAATTCCCATTGCTAAATCATCAGGTAAATTAGTAGTTGCAATTGATGCAACAGGTTTAGGTTGTTTTCCAACAGGACCTAAATATGCTTGAATTACAGCAGTATTAACATTACCATTTGATCCTTGAGGAATAATATTAAATCCACAAATAAATGAATTACTTGGAGTTGCTAATTGAGTTGCACTCGCTGTTTGCAAAGCACCATCTTCAATTACAAAAGTATCACCAGTATAAGGATCAACTAATGCATCACTTGAAGTTACTGTTCCATTTTTTTCAGCGTGTAAATACCAACCAGTTCCAGCAGTAATTGAAGTAGGATCAGCAAAGTTAGAGAAATATACTCCATCAGTAATATTTACTACTTGAGAAGTTGTATCTGTATCAACTAGGCCAATAACCATTTCTGTTGTTGAAACATCTTCAACTGCTACTCTTGCTTCAAAACCAAAATTCATTTTTGTGCTTAATTGATAAGCAGTAAAACTATTAATTTGGTTATAAGCATCATCAGTTGCATTTACTTCATCTAATTGTAACCATCCACCATGAGCATCTGCTATTGGTGCACATGTTTGAGTACTAGCAGTTTGGCTTACATACCATCCTGGTGAGCCTCTTCCATTATTACTTGTATTGGTTCTTGTAATGAATGAGTAAAAATCATCCATGTACGACGTTTGACCTAAAAAATCATATCCTGCACCTTGCGTGTTGGTAACGGGAAATGGATCAGGCATCATTGCGTTCTTTAACGGGCTTTTATCTTTAACTACGTTAGTAACGCCATTATTAAAATGTGTTGTCATGTCAGTCTCCTTTTAAAATATGACCAGTAAACAGTCCTTATGACTGTTTACCAACATTAACATTAAAATAATTTATAAAACAAAAAAGGCGCTCTTACAAGCGCCTTCTTTTCCTGGGAGAGTCCAGTAAATTTTATGAACCTTGAGATCCGTATACACATCTAGGATCTGAGAAACCAAAGCTGTATCTCTCTCTTGCTTTGTATCTCATGTTTCCTGTATCAAAATCGCCTTCCATACCAGTAGTAAGGGCAGCTCTTGTGAAGTGTTTGAATCCATTAGGAGCATCAGTTTTGATGAAGTATGCATCAGTATCTGATAGGTAGTGGTTAATCACGTATCCATCAGGTAGCATACCCATGTTTCTAAGTGCGTTGATGTCATTATCAGCAGTACCGACTCTTAGAGTAGAGTTTAACACTCTATCAGCTACAAATTGAATGTTTACTGGGATGATTAGTTTTCTTCCCTGCATTGCAACTTTTAAGCCTCTTTCGTCGATAAAGCCTGCAATGTCAATCATTGCTTGCTCTAATGAGGTTTCGTTCAAGTCAGCATTAGTTGAACTTATGTTTGAAAAAGTTCCACCTAAAGCAGTTGGGTGTGCGCTGTTTACAAGAGAAACACCATCACCACCAGCAGTTGAGAAAGCATTGTTTAAAATGTTCGCTGCTTTAACTTGCTTTGTGTATGCCATTGAACGTGCCAATGATTTTGTGTAACGAGCCGATAAAGTATCGTACAAGTTGTCTTCGACAGCTTCCTCAGTCAAACTGAAAGCTAATGCTACAGTTTCGTGAGTATATCTAGCAGTGAAAGATTCTTGTGCAGTGTCAAATTGAACTGCTGCACCTTCTTGCTTTACAGCTGCTTCGCCGAAGCCAACTAACATTACTTCTTCTTCAAAAGCTCTGTCACTTGTTTCATTGTCAAAAATTTCCGCATGCTCGTTCTCATAACGAGAATACTCCATACCGAACAAGGCGTTTAGGCCAGGTTCTAGCTCTTTCGCTAATTGGGCTCTATTAATCGCCATAATAACCTCCTATACGCCAGCTGTTCCAGTGCCAGAACCTAATTGATGGTTATTGATCTTCACAACAAATACACTGTTGTTCCCTGCTGCTGCAGTGGAAATTGTATTGCTTGGAGTATCATAACCAGCAACGATTCTAACCTGAAGGGTAGCCGTTGTTGTTGCTGAACTGGAATCTATTTCTACTCCAGATAGACCCGTAGTGGTACTACCAGAGCCGAAAACGAGATTTGCGTTTTCGTTGATGTTTGCAGTGGATAAACTTGAAGTATCTGAATCTTGCTGTGCAATAAACAGTTGATCAGGGTCATCTGCTACGAAAGCAATCGCATCACCAGGTGATAACGATGCTGGGAAGTAATTTTTAAACGTCGGTTTGCTTGTAGTTGGATCTGTATAGAAACAGCCCATAAATACTCCACATGATGCATCACCAGCAGTAGCTACTTCAACTGTACCGTCATTTTTATATTTAACGGGGTCGCCAGTGAAGATCGCAGTGCTTTGGTTATCAGCAATAGAGTATTTAGTCGTTCCAGTTGTCCCACCTGGAGCCGAACCTACTTTAGCAATTGGACGTAAACCGAAAGCGGCATCTATATTAGCCATATCAGTCTCCTTTTACTTATTCAGAGACTAAAATCTTACTCATTAAGACTTTTTGCCTCCAAAAGTTACTCTGCTTTGCCTTTCCTGATGGATAGGCATGCTTGGATGCTCGTCTTTATGTAGATCATTTTCAATAGCGTCTGTCTTTTGATTAGTAAGATTCCTGAAATATTCATCTCGGTCCTCTTTCACCTCAATTGGACAACGCATTAAAGCTAACCCACCGATGCCAATTACACCTTTGTATTTTCCGTCAGCGATAGATGGTAAATCCATTCTATCAGGATATTCATCTGCTTTTACAAACTCATATCCGCTTCGTAGTCTGCCAATGACATTTTTTTCATCAGCTTGCCCACGAACCTCAAGTCGTACCCACCTGTGGTGAAAACCTTCTGGTGGTTCTGGTGCTTCTAAATTTGACGGAGGAACCCATCCCCTCGGTCGAGCGTCCTTTTCACGGGTTTCTTGTTTGCGTGATAGGTTTTTTATTCCTTTAGTACTCATATTAACCCTCCTTCACGTGTTTTGCGTACTCTTCAAGTGGCACACCAAGTTTTTTTGCAATAGCTACCTGTGAGGGTGTGAGTTTCACAGTGCGGCGCCCTGACGGCGATGTTCGTACAGCCGACGCAACTTTTTGAGTCGGTTTGTTCGAATCCTCAAATTTATGAGGAAACTCTCTTCTTATACGTTTAGTGATTTCATTATAGTAATCTTCACTATTTAAGTCAAATCCTTCTTCAGCCAAATCTTGATGAATTACCATTGCAGAGGCAGTCATCACTCTATCTTTGTTAAACCAAGGATTTTGTTCAGCCCAATCCTCAGCTTCGGGTGTTGCTTGTGGCTGTGCTTGCTGAACATATTGCTCAACATCAACTTCTTTTTCTTTTGGAGAGGCTTCTTCTCTTTCAATTCTAGCTTGAGATGCTCTTAATCTCTCTTTATCAAGTTCTAATTTAGCCATTTGCTGTTGAGCAGCGACTTGCTTTTCAGTATCTTGTGCTTGAATTGCAGCCTCTAAAGCTCTCTTTGTAAATTCTTCTTGAGATTTTATTCGAGCAGCACCCTCCTCAATCACTCTTTTGTCTTTAGTAGACATTAATGTTTGAGAAGCTTTTAATTTATCATTAACATTTTTTGCGTACTCAATTGCAGCTTGTTCACGTCTTTCCGCCTCACGCATTTTTTTCGTAAGTTTATCAATACGACGTTTTACAGAAGCAGAATATTCTTCAAGTTCTTCTTCTTTTGCATCTGCTTGTTTTACTTGTTCAGGTTGCTCTTCAACTTGAACTTCAGGCTCTGTTGTTTGTGCCTCCTCTTTCTTTTGATCTTCTTTCAACTCCACTTCGACAGGATCACCAGAAGTATCTATCGGGACCATTTTGTCATTCTGTGTTTGCACTTGCATAGACCTCTCCATGTTTATAGTATGTTAGCTGGCAATATGTCTCGAGGATCATCAACGACAGCCAGTATTTCATCTTCGTTAATTATCCGTAGCTCGCCACCATCAATCTTTACTCTAGATCCAGCATAGCGAGTTATTATAACCCAATCACCCTCTTTACACCAAGGACCATCAGGGTATCTCTCTTTATCTGTGTAGCATAAAGAACCAGTCTTTAATACTTTACATATATTTGTTGTTATTTGTGATTCTTGAATTGTGTCATCAGTTAGATGAATGCCACCTTTTGTTTTACCTTGTAACTTCAAGGGAAATAAAACTATTCTCCAGCCAACTGGCTTTGGAATTTTTTCTAATTCGTTTTTTGATTTTTCTGCTTGTGCACCATCCCATACGTGTTTTGGTACTATTAATTTAGGTTTAGTCATCTTCTAGCTCCGTTTTCTTTAGCAGGTCCGTGAGTTCCTGTTCAGCATCTTTTAGACCGTTATATTTACCAATCATATACCGATAAGTATCCCAATCTTTTACACCATTAGCTATAACTTCTTTTATAGCCTCTTGTCTAGTTTTTAGTTGATTTTTGTAGTGACTAAATAAATTTTCTAAGCGCATGATTTCATTTGATCCGATAATTTTTTACAGCGATTTGGAGTTTGACGATTCCATTTCGAGTCTAGCATCTCTAGACTTGCACCTTCAAAATTTCGGTCCTGCAGGCATTTCCACATGTTACGGAACTTGGACACGCCTGATTTTCCAAGTTGATATACCATTTCGGTAATGGTGTGTTGCGCGGTTGTAGGCAAATCAGCGACACCATGTTCTTCCATGAGTTGCCTTGCTTGACCTATCGCTTTGTTTAAATCTTTATCAAATACGTCTTGTAATTCTTCTTTGGTATATGTTTTACCGTCTTCAAATTTATCTTCATCTACTACTTTATGGCCCCACCCTATTGTGCGAAATCCTTCCGTGTCTATATACACGTGATCTCTGAAGCCTTCGGATAATTTTACGGAACCTGCTAATTCGTCGTATGTCACTTAGTAAGACCTTTTGCCTTTTCGAAGGTGCGAAGGCCAGATACGCCGAGCATTGAAGTGACAATTGCTAGAAGAGGCCCAGTTTCTATGGAAGGTGGAACAATATCTATACCTGAAAATTTTGCATACCATTCAATACAGGGTGATAAAATAAAAGCAAAAAATAAGGCAAGGGCTCCACACCAGCCAATCGCTGGTCGCCAGCCAGCAACAAATACGCTGCGATGGCTGGCTTCCTTTGCATTAACATTTAATTGTTTTTCTGCAAGCTTTTGTTGTAAGCGTTGCATTAGAATCTTTTTATCTAATTTTTCTTCCTCACTCGTATGAAGTTCATCGACAACTTTTGAAATGGTTGCTAAGGCTCCGCCTTTTCCACCACCAAGTAAACCGCCGAGTAGATTAAGCACTATGCTGCTCCGCCTGTCATCCAACTAATTACCCAGATGACCACGATAGCTACAATAGCCGCCTTGATCCAATCCTTCATTTTCCAATCTGACCACTCTTTAATATGTGCCCATAGATCTTTTAATAGGTTCATAAAACCTCCTTTGTTAAGTTGGGGATTATACTATTTTACGCCTTTGAAAGCTACCTTTTTAATTTGAGCATTGCTTGTTTGCCCTTGTGGTCCACTTCCTTTGTTTTGTTTTACAACAAAAGGAGAAATACTTACTTCAGCAGTTGAAGCACTTCCTCTGTTAGGAAACGGATTTTTTTGAGGTACTTTAGTCATTTTTGCATTTTTAAATTTCATCTTCTTGCCTTTCCGTAACCACGTTTTGCTAGTCTACCTGCTAGTCCACCTTTTTTCATACCCATTTTTTTCAAACCATTTACTTCGCCACCATTAGCAGCAGAAATTGGTTTAGGTTTAATTATTTCAATTCCAATAGCTAAAAGACCACCTTTTTTAGTTTTCTTTTTCTTCTTCTTCGGAGAGTCTACTGGTCCACCTTTTGCCAAAGGAACTGGTTTCATTTTTTCTTTATCTTTCCCTGGTTTGTATGGCATTGGTTTTGGTTTTGGCATTTTACCTTTCCCTGGTCTGTAAGGCATTGGTTTCATTTCTGGAGTTTTATCACGAAAAGGTCCAAGTTTTCTCTTTTTCAAATCCTCTATTAATTTTTTAAGAAGATCCTTATCTATTTTTTTCTTTTCTTTTTTCTTTGGTCTTTTGAATGCCATAGTTATCTCCTCATCAATGTATAGTGGGTTTTAACAGATTTAGCAAGTCCCTTCCGTTATGATCCATAATATTGTTATATTCATGTTCAGTTAGGTTGTTGTGATACAACATTTTAGCTACCGCCATCATTGCACCCGCTAAAAGTATCTGTTCTTCTTGATTTGTTACGCCTGTATCGGCAAAAGTCATCAATTCGTTAAAATAATCCTGTAATTTATCGGTTGCGGTTAGTATTTTGTTCATTTTTGTTTTTCTAAATTAACATTTGCACGTAATTGTGCAATATCTTCTTGTGAATCTATCTTATCTTGCGTTAATTTAGCTGTTTGCTGTAGTTTTGCAGCGTCTAACTCTAATTTAGCGGCATCAACACCAGCTTTTCGCTCATTATCCATTGCTTTTAAGTTAATTTCTTGTTGTTTTAGATCAATTAGAGGGTCTTGGCCTTGTTCATCAAGGTATTCCTGCTCTTCTTCAATCATTTTTTCAGTCATTTCGACTATTTTCTCTGCTGTTCTTGCCTCTACAACCTCTTGAATCTGTAGTTGTACCTCTTGAGGTAGTTCACCACCAAATTGTTGTGCTTGTTGCTCTATTTCTGGCTTCAATTCCTCCTCAACTTCCTCTCTAGCTTGTAAAGAAACGTGTTCCATAATGTGTGATTCAAGCAAAATTAAACTTTGTGGATTATTTTTTACTAAAACAGACGTCATTAGTGCTTGGTGTGCATCAATGTGAGCTAAATGATTTTGTCCTCTAAATGCTTGAAGCTTTTGTCCAAGAATGGCTTGTGAATTTTCCATACCAGGGTCAACTGGTTGTGGTTGTTTTGGTGTAGGAAGAATAGAAACAATATCTTTTACGCCTAAAGCCTCATACATTCGTCTGTATGCTTCATACATGTTGTGCGCTTGAGGGTTAGCTTGTGCTAATTGTAATTGTGTTTGTGCCAACGTAACACGTTGAGACATAGAAAATATATTTGGATCCGAAACAGGTAATACATCAACACGATCATCAAAGTCTTGTTGCTTGATCATCTCCAATCCTTGTTGTCCCGCTGGTTTGTAAGGATAACCAGGAGCCAAAGATTCTTTAAATATTTTTGCTAGTAACTGAAACTCTACTTTTTGTGCGTAGTGTAATCGTTTGTGAATAGCACTCATGACTTTTGTGCCACGCTCCATTAATGCCATGGTTGTTCCAACAGGTGCGTTTGCCGCTACACTGTCACCAATTTTTTGATCAGCCACAGTTGCAAATCGTGTTCCTGCATCGACACAGAAACCTAGTAATTGAAATAATGTTGCACTTGGTTCTTTGTAAGGAAGTGGCATAAGACCTGCACGTAAATCACCTGATGGTGCATCGACGTCTCTAAACTCACCTGGTTGTAATGGATTGTCGTCATCAGTAATACGAAGACCTCTTGCTTTAAATCCTGCTGGTAAATTTGATAACGTACCTGCATCAATCAATTGTCTAAGGGCAGCGGTGGCAGTTCTTGATAAACCACCCAACATATGAATTAAACCAAATCCATAAAAACCTAGACCTGGTAAAAATTTATAATGAACAAAATATTTATTTTTTCTTCTTAGGTTATCTTCTTTTTTGTAATTTCTATAAATAGATAAAACTTCTGATGAGCCTTCATCAATAGTTACAATATAAGGAACTTTAATACCATCATCCTCATCAACACCTTCAATATTTAAATCAGCGTGTATCTCTAAAAGAGTATATTCTTCATCAACACCAATTTTTTTAGTGCCTTCTATTTCTCTTTCCTTCTCTAATATTCTATCTTCGTTGTCTGTATATTGAAGTTCAATGTCTCTGTAGAATCCAGCTACTTGTTGTTTTCTAACTTCATTCTCACTCATTTTTACAACATGAGTTATTCTTTCACATGATGTTAAATCAGTTGCTGAATACGGTACAACTAAGTCATCCGCAGGAATAAATTTGGATACCGCTCTTTGTAGTCCTGCATCGTAATAAACTTTTTTAAATGCTGAACCTGCTAGTGGTAAATGAAATAACATTTGATCAAGCTCTGGGTCATACTCTTCCATCACGTGCATAATCTGATAGTTCATAAATTCTTTTACACGTTCTGCTTGTTCTTCTTTTGCAGGATCTACTTTACCAATAATTTGTGTGTTTACTGGTCCACCTGCTGGTAATAATTCTTTGTATCCTTGTGCTTGAAACTGTGTAACACTCTCCGCTAAGAGGGGGTGTGTAACGCCACTTGCTCCTTGAAATGGTTGAGAGCGTTCTTTGTATTGAAATCCTAAAAGGTCTAATCCTTTTCTATAGCTGTTTTCCCATTCCTCTCTTGATGATTTATCTTGTTGATACTTGTCCATCAACTCAGAAGCGATAACTCCTAATTCTGACTCATCAATAAATTCTGCTAAGTTGGAATCAAAATCCATGTCTGGTGTTGGTGCTACATCACCAATGATAGCCGAGCCATCCTCCATCATTGAAACGTTTCCTATTTCTTCGTTTGCAATATTTACAGTGACAGTTTCTCTACGTGGATCATCCTCTTGAATGTCGGGTAAAACTCTTTTATCAATCGCCATAAGGTAATAATATCTCCTCTTCTACAAGACCTCCCTTGGCCATGTATGCTTTAAATGCCTCCGCCATTGAAGGCGTTAATTCTATACCAAAACTAGGCGCCGTGTCAAACTCTTCGGCTCTTTTGACAACAACCTTTCTATCTGAGTTGGCGATAATATCGTTAGCAATTGCATCTGCTTGTCTCCCTGTATTACCAGAGCCAAGAACTTCGCCTGTCGTTCTGTCCACCACTTGAAATACTTCTCGTTTATAATCTGATATTTTAACGGGCAATGTTTCCAACGGAACTTGGTTTTCATTTGCAATACGTTTTAGTATTTTCTCTATTTCACTAGTGTAATGTTTTCCAGTATCGGTCACAACATCAGCACCAGGTCCACCATAAAACTCATACATCCCAACGCCAGGGTATCTCGACGGAGCTAAGTCTCCTTCCATACCACCGTCTACCCATGCTTTTATTCTTGCTGCTTTATCAGCTGCTCTGTCGCCGCGTGATGTTGCCGAAGATCCTTCATGTGAGTATCTTTTAGTTACCAAGTTTGCTGGTGTTACCGCGTAGTAGTCCGTAGCGTCTGGATCTTTTAAAACAAACTTACGATACGCCGCTTCGTAAATATCTCGTTTGATACTGGCATCGGCCCATTGTCCGCGTAACTTGAACGGTAGGTTTGGATACAATGTTTTAATTAATTGTAAATTTAATTCCTCCGTCATGTTGTCAATAATATCGTTTTGTTGATATTTAATGTTCTTTGCAGCGTCGATCATATCATCGGTAATTTCTGGTACAGGGGTATTCTTCAAAGCTGTTAGTTGATCTTGTAGATCCATTAGTGCTTGCATCTCTACTTGTAATTCAGCGGCGCCTGGTAAGCTCTCTCTGTATACCGAGCCTTTGTCCGCGAAGAACGTCATCATGTCTCTTTGTAATTCATTGTTAATCGTGTCTAACGGAACGTTGTTCTCCGCCATGTATTTTATTTTTGCTGCCAACTTGCCTGCTGTTTTTTGTGCCGATTGAAAAATATCCGATTGTATTTCATCAGCGAACGTGACAGTCTTTCCTGCGTACTGACCACCTAGTTCACGGTCCGAGAGCCGCGACCAAGCAATCGTGTATGGTTCTTCCCAGCTATGGGGTGATACACTACTAGGCAAGGAACCTGGATCACCGCGCAAGTCATTCGGATCAACAAACAACAACCGCTCTCTATCAGTATTTGGCAGTGCCCCACCTTCTTTGTAGCCTTCATATTTAAGACTTCTTTGTTTGCCATCTAAAGCGTCTGATAAAAACCCATACCCTTTTGATTGTACTTTTGAGAGGGGTGATTCTTTTAATGCTCCTAGTACAAGTTCTCTTGTAATTGGTCTGCCTGCTGCTTGAGCACTTTGAATAATTCTCTCTAACTCTGAATCAAATAGTTCTACTTTTCCAATGTTTCGTGATTGTGTATATTTCTTAAACGCATCAAGGCTCTCGTATACTTTTGGTCCTTGCATGAGTTCTGCTTCTAGTCGTGAATAAAATAATTGTCCTGGTTCGGATCTTGTTACTGGAGTTAGTCCCTCATCTAATGTTGTTACAAGAGATTGTTCAAGGTCGTCTCCTGTTTTAGGAAGAATTTTTTGTATTCTTTCCTTACCTTGTCTAACCCAGTCTGGTACTTCACCTAAAACATATTTTATGCCTTTACCAATTTTATCAAGGCTAGCCATTTGAATTTCAGGAAAATCATCCACCTCGCCTGTGCCTCGTTGAAAAGCATCCTCTGCTGATCGTGTAATATCAAATAAATTATCTAAGTCTTCAACGGACTCGTATGGTGCATCTAATAAATAATCACCAATGTCAATCTCTTCCTCTAAACCTGACGGCGTTGGATTGCTAAATTGTCCTGGCTCACCGCCCATGGCTAGTTTTGTTTCTGCATACTCCCCTGTAAACTCTGGTGGTAAACCAATTAAACCTCCGTCTGCATAATCTAAACCTGGACCACCTGGATTAAGAGGATCAGCTAAGTCTCCTTTTGTAACTTCTTTTTGAATATCCTCTTGAGTTGGTCTTGTTGCACCTTCCTCTGATTGTTTCAATCCCTCTCGTGCTTCATCAAAATTTTTAGGCAAACTTGAGTAGCCATACGCAAAACCAGCAGCAGGGACACCGACGTTAACTGCTCCTACTAGTATTTTTTTAATTTTATTTGTATCGAGTTTTCTTAATTTTAGTAATTGATACGGAGTAAACAATAAAGCTATTTCAGCAGCTGTTAGACCTAATGTTCTAGCTGCTCCAATAACTTTACCAAACGTGCTATCACCTTCAATCGTATATGATTTATCAGAGAACAATCCTGTTGGATCAAGATAAAGAGTTGTATCATCTTCATCTGTAAACATATTTTTATATGCATTTCCAAGATCCTCACCAAAAAATAAATTAAATATATCTAATGGTGCTGTTGCAAGATTAACATATTTATCAAAATCAGTTATCCTAGATGAATCTAGTTGTTCTTGTTGTCTCATTATTTGATTAAATTTTTCTTCATCGCCTCCACCAAGTGCTTCTAGTCTTTCTAATTCAAGAACATCCATGGCTTTATCTATGTGTTTATTTGTTTCATCCATTTTTGCTCTGATTGAATCAGCAAGATTTCCAGGAGCCTGTAGCATTTCTCCAATTGCAACAGGACCAGCTCTATAAGGATTACCATCTAATTCTTCATCTATGTATGTTTGCAAACCTTCGTCTATTGATGCTGCTTTGTCCTTTATGTAATCTAAGCCACCTTTTTCCTCATCACCAAACTCTATGGTTATTTCTGGTCTTACAGCGGTAGCATCCACTGCTCCTCCATCTTGCAATTTAGGAACCACACCAGACATAACTTCTTGCTCAATATTTTTCATATCTAATATATAACTGAATAAATCCTTGTAGTCATCAGTTGTTAATTTTATGGCATCATCCGTTCGTAAAGACATATCTCCTGATATAATATTTCTTTTTGTATCAAGAGGCACAATACTTAATGATCTTAGTTTTTTTAACAAGTCATCAGCTTTCATTAAATTTCTTTCAGATATTTCAAGTTTAACACCCTCATCTACATTTTTAGCAGCTTCTCTTATTCTAGCCTCAAGATATACTTGTAGTTTTCTATTCACTCCACTTGGAGCTAAATATAAATATTTTGGATTACCTCCTTCAGTTAAAAAAGAACTTCCTGGATTTACTCTTGCTGTTTCAGTGAATGGGAATATGTGAGCTAAATCTAATTTTGCAGAGTTTATAAATTTGTCTCCAGCATCGGGATAAAACTTTCTAGCTATGGCTGTTATCTGTTCATTTAATTGTGGATTACCAAGTAATTCTTTTTTTTGTTCTATTAACTCCTGCATGCCAAAGGAAAAATCATCTCTCGCTTTTTCTAATACCCCCATTATTTCGGGGTCTTTAGCTAATAATTTTTGAACAGCTAAAGGATCTCTTAAAGCCAATCCTCTCATTGTATGAGACATAACTTCAAATTGTGCTCTAGCCGCTGGTGTTTGTATGTTCGTTTCTGTAAGTAAACCAGATCCTCCTTTAAATTGTATAAAATTATCAGCAAGAACTTGTAGAGACGGCCCATTTTTTACAGAAGAGTAAGTAACTATCTCCCCGTTTCTAGGGTCAATCATCTTTGTATTAGGAACAGTAGAACCATCACCTAGAGGTATTTCATTTAATTCTCTTCCTTTCTTCGCACTTGCTTTTAATTTTTGAACATTTACGTCACTATCAATATCAACTATTATTTCTCTTCTACCGTCTGGTAATGGTTTTTGTGTAACTGTACCTCCGCCAGGAGTTATAGTTACTTTTTCCAAGTTACCATCTTTATCAACCCTTAATGAATTTATTGCATCAATTGCAGCTTGAACGTTACCTTGTTCTTTTCTATTTTTTCTTACATTTCTTATTTGATCTTGTTTATCTCTTCTAAGCGATAGAAGTTGTAATTGATCTTGAGATATATCATTGGCAGTTTTTAACTGACCACTCTCTACCATTTGTTTGATACCTTCATTTATAACTGGTCTGTTTTTTCCAGTCAGAGCAGAAAAATTAAAAGTATCTTTCTCTACATCATAAATATCATCTACAAATTTTTCTTTAAATTGTTTATTTCTTGTTATGTTAACTTTATCAGGATTGTATTTTGTTGCATCTTTTGGATCAAGGTACTCACCATATTTACTAATAAAGTCTTCAATATCATCATATCCTTGTTTAATTCTATCAAGAACTCGATCATTTATTTTTATACTAGCCATAATAGTTTCTACCACCACCTACTAATATTTTTGGTTCATCCATATAATCTGACTCCAATTGAATAAAGTTGCCTTGTCTAAATCGAAGCAACGCTTGTGTTGTTGAATCGACTAAATCATCGTGATCACCATAAGGGAAAGCAGCGCACTCTTCAATCACTTCTTCTGCCCAACGTTCATCGGGTGCCCATACTTGTCCTGCTTCAAAGATGGGAGCTACGGAGTTTACACGTACATGCTTATCATTGCCCTTACTAGGCGTATAAGTTACTACAGGAATTCCTACTTGACGTAGCTCCTGCGTTAACGGCATACCAGAAGCTTTCGCTTCTATCAAGATTGTTTCAGGTTCCCAGTATTTATATTCATCTAAAGCGATCTGTTTTAAGTCAGGAAAGTCCCAACGACCTTTTCGCATGGCAACAAGGATGATGTGCGGTGGGCCGTGTTCCACGGGTTTAAATACACCCCACGTGGTGATCGCACTAAAGTCCGCTGTCTCTCTTTTACTGAACGCGGTGTCATAACTTTGTATAATATGCATCAAAGGAGGGATGTCATCTTTTGGCCACATTTTCCACCATTCTCGTTTAATGATAGATCCTTCTTCCGATGTCGGTTTTTGTTGCCACTGTGCCTGCCATTTCTGCTCGGACAAAGAAGCCTTGACTCCTTGTAATTCCTCCATTTTCCAAAACTGTGGCCATAATGGTTTATCATTCAATACGGCTGGAAACTCTACAACTTCCCAGTTATCAGCGTGTTCGTTCGTTTGTTGTGCTAATAATTTTCCCGTAAGATCCTTTGTGGACCAACGGGTCATAACAATGACAATAGCGCCTCCAGGCTGTAAACGTTGTCGAGGGCCAGAAGTATACCACTCGTAAGCATTATCCATAGCAGTTTGGCTAAGTGCGTCTTGCTCAGAATGAGGGTCGTCAATAATAAGTAAATCGGCACCACGACCAGTGATAGCACCACCAACACCAGCAGCAAAATATTCTCCACCAGAATTGGTGGTGAAACGTCCCGCCGCTTTTGAATCTTGGGATAAACTGACATCAGGAAATACATCTTTAAAATCTTGTTGGTCAAAAATATTTCTTACCTTTCTACCAAAGTTATATGACAATTCTGCGGTGTGTGTTGTCTGAATTATTTTTAACTTTGGCTTTTGTCCTAACATCCACGCAGGGAACAAATTAGAAGCAAACTCAGACTTTGTATGTCTCGGTGGCATATTTACTATAAGTCGCTTAATCTTTCCACGTGAAATGTCTTCAAATTTTTTTGCAATAATTTTGTGATGTGAACCTGCAACAAAGTCTGGCCAAACTTTTTTTACAAAAGTTAGGAAGGAGGAACGGGACTCCTCAGACACTTTCAGTTGTAAATTCCTTAATTCGTATTTTAGTAATTCCGTTGGGATTTCAGTTTTTTTCATAAAAAAGTTATATCATACTTTCTGTTTGTGTAAAACTTGACTATTAGAAGCGATCCCACAGCGACCCCCCGAATTGGTTCGGTGGGGGTCACTACTACTAGATGTCGTGGGTGTGGTCTGTTCTAAGTACCTAATGTGGTTGTACTACTGAGCTGGTGATAACCAGGAAGCTGGTGCTGCCTGGAGATGCTGCTGCCTGGCTGCTGGTGATACGCATAAAAAAAGGCAGGGAGTACCCTGCCTTTTTGCCAGTCCTCGAGGAATTCTACTAGAGTAAATCTCTAGGAGAAACTTTCGTTCTAAGTTTAGCTATTAATTTACTAGCCCAATCCTTTACGAATTGTGGGGCGTTAGGATCAAAAGCCAACTCTTCAACTTCACTCTCTAAGAGTTTGTAAAGAGCTTTCCAATTAATGCTAGAACTAGAACCAAACAAATTGTCTTGAACAGCAGTATTATTGTTCCTAGTGTCAACATTAGTATTGTTCCTTAATCCTAATTGGTTTTCTAAAACAGCTAATCTGTTTCTTAAGTCGTCGTTATTATCTGGCATTTATAACTCCTTTGTTATTGTTTAGAAATTAGTACTCCCATTTTATCTTATACTCAAGAAAATAAAATCTTTTTTGTGGATAACTTTTTCATCTTATTGACATATCTTTTTTACTTGACAACGACCGACCAGACGCACGCATGGTGTCCAAAACTATATCAGAGCAACACGAATCAAAGAACATGACGCAGTAATGCAGATGGAACTTCCGTGCGGGGACGTGCGTGGTACTTTAACTAAAGAAAAAACCCACCACCGATTTATCGGTGGTGGGTAATGCGTAGGCAATTTATCGGTACTACGCAGTTATTCTGAAGTCGGCGACTTCGTCAATCGTCGCCTTTTTATTTCTCGAAATCGTGCTTTCCGATAAAGGCATAGCTTGTATTGTTTTATATTCTGTTGGAACTTTGCACTTGTGATATTCCAACTCGCCAAGCTTTTCTTTGACAAGGGTATTGTCAATTTTTGCACCCAGTTTTTGTTGTACATGAAGTGAATAGTCCTTACCATGTAATAGATTCGCATTTTCTCCAAACGCTAAATCAATCATTAGTTGTCGGTTTACTTTGATAAAGTCAGCTAGAACTTTTTGCATTGTTAAGGCACGACCATAGGCGTCTATGATTGCCTGTTTATTTCTTTTGCTAATTCTAGCTTTGCTCTCATGTGCTTTTTCTAGCACTTCTAATATATTAACAGCTTTTGACATTTTATTTTCCTTTCGTCTTTCTAGTTAATATATCCTATATAATCCCATTTTATTAGAAGTCAATAGTTTATTTTATTTTTTTTTTCACAGGAGTTTCTCAGCTTCGCTGGGACTTCGGGCAACTATACTATAATAAAAAAACACCACGGGCAAAAGCCCGTGATGGAAATGGAAACTACCAACTGCACTCGTAGGTAATGGTATGTCCTCGGTCGATTTGTGTTCTCGCCCAATCACACGCCTCTTTGTCCTGCTGGTTGTACTCCCTGACTTGTTCTTCTTGAAACTGTTGTCCCCAGAAGAATCCGTCTGATGCAAAAGAGTTATAGTATTGTGCTTCTATTTCATTTTCCCACTCGTCCAGCATCTCCCTGTCCAAGACTAATGGCTTATCACCTGAATTAAATCCGAGATGACCTAATGCAGATTCATCATCTTGCTTACCATTCTTCTCTTCCCATTTGCGGGCCATGAATACTTGCAACCTTGCGTGCTTTCTCCAATAGTAATCTTTCTCGCCTGATGTACTTAACATACTTTGGTCTAGTCCCATATCTTTCTCCTTTGTTAATGTAGTCGTTATCTGGTGTTTAAACTCGCCAGCCCTGTCAGGTACGGAATCCGATTGAACTACTTGTATGTATATAGTCCCATTTCATCTGATAGTCAAGAGTTATTTATCCACACCAGCTTCGGCATCAGCGTCCCAGGCAGCTGCAGGAACTTACTATAGTATAACCAGCAAAAGAACTAGCATCGGTGATGGATGCAGCTGCGGGGAATTACTGAAGTTACACGACCCCCAGCAAATACAACGCAAAAGTAATGCAGAAGTAGACCAGGAACACATGTGTTGCCAGGAATGCTGCTGCAGCTCCTACTATAGCAAGCAGGAGCAATGCAATAATCAATAGGATCATGATGCGTGATGCCTCCCATCAATAAGAGCTTCAAACGCATCATGTCCGTCATAGTTGGTGACGTCCAACATGGCACCATCAAACCAGTCCATATACCAGTATTCCACGCGGTGGAGCTCGCCGTGCTCGTTTACGAATCCGCGAAGCTCGTCGCTCGGTCCGCCCCAGCTGAACTGCCAACGCCAGTAACCTTCTGGTTGGTCGTTGAATGTATGCGGTTCTACGTAGTCGAATGCCAATGCCTCGTACTCAGGGTCCTTCAGGTCTTCCTGCCTCTGCTGCCACTGGCCGTGGATCAGCTCCTGACAACTCTTTTCTTTCTCTACTGCAGTCATGTTGTTCCTTTCTAATGGGGCTAGCTTATTTATCCG